ACCAGATTCGGTCTCAAAGATTACCAGTCATTACTAGGTAAACGAGCTGAAGTAGAAAGTATTGTGGATAACCTGTATGGTCGTAACATGGCATATGCACAAGAACTAGGAAGACGTAAGTTTATGACAGCTAACGCACAAGCCAGAGAGAATCTAGGTATACCAGCAGCATACGGTGCTCCTGTTATGCTACCTCCTACCAACAGATTAGGTGGTGCATTAAGTCTAGCTTCACAGGTGCTTGGCATTGCTACTGGCGTCGGTACTATAATGGATTGGTAATTTAAAATGACATCATCATTCGGAACCGTTGTTGGTACACCTCGGGATAAGCTACCCAATATAAGTGAGACCAATTATGATAGAGTTACACCCGACCTATCTAAAGCTGTCAACGAACAGATTGACAAAAACATTGTAGACACTAAAGACTTCTTTGGTGACATGATGAAAATAGCACAATTACGCTATGATAATCGTGACGATAACTTATCATCTCTCGCTCAACTAACAAAAGCTGGAGCTGAATTTAAAAAAGTACGAGAAGAATCTGCAAAGCTTAGAGAAATCTACCAGAAAAATAAGAAAAAATATACTGATATTAAAGAAGCTGCTAAAGAACAAGAGCTAGAAAAGAAAGAAGACGAAAAGGATCGAGTAGTTGGTAAAACCGCAGCTAATCTAATTGAAGAAGATACAACAGAATCAACTGATTTAGCTTTTGTTATTACTAAAAAACCAGAAGAAGAAGCCACAATTCAAGGTCAGTATTCTGTAGAGAATATCAACTTTGGAGCTATAAATGAAGGCATGTTAAAAGCTGATGCCTACAATAAAACATCTTTAGAAGCAAATAATACATGGGATGAGCTTGAAGAAAATCTTGGTATAGCTATCTTACTAGATGCTCAGAAAAACGGTATAGATACAAACGGAAGAAAGTGGAATCAGCATTACATTAAAAAGATTATACCTGAGCTAACTAAACTAAAAGAAAAATGGTTTTTAGATCATGAGCGATATAAGAAAAATATAGTTGTAAGCAATTTAGCAGATCAAAAGAAAACAAAAATAGCTGAGTATCTTGATGATCCTAATACAAATACCGAAGATCTACTTAATTATATTATAGATACTAACGGTGGTAAAGAGTCTGGATTTACAAGAGCTGACGCTTTAAACGATCTTGGTACTATAGTTTTTAACAGTCTAAGAGCTGGCGATGGTAGATTTACTATACAACAGGCTCAAACTTTAAAAAATGAACTTAAGTTTTTAGATGCTACTAAAAGCACAAAAGGTAAAGAAGTCTATACTACTCTTTCAGAATCTAAATTTGGTAAGAACGGCGGAGTTACATCTAGTGTAGTAAGCATGTTAAATCGAGGAATTGACTTTGCTTCTCAAGATCCTAAAGATATTGAAAAAGCAAAAATCAATAGATTTAAGACTGAAGTTGTACCTAACTTTCAAGAAGAAGATGGCAGCTTTACAGCTGAAGGCACTTTAGGTCTAATGAGTGAATGGTCAAAAGAGTTTGGCAGTCTTCCAATGGATCAGTCAATACTCAGTGCTAACACAAAACTATCAACAGGTAACTCCTTCGGCTCGAGCTACGGTAAGTACTCTGTACCCGGTGAAAGTGATAAATTACTAGGCTATAAAACTGATTTTACAACAGACTATTTAAATAATTATAATCAATTAAACGCTGGTGGTGGTGTTACATATACCGCAAAGAATCTACCACAACCAAGTCGAGCAGAAATTGAAGCTGCCTATGGGGCATTTAAAAATAATCTAAATCAAGCAGTTTCTGGAGATCAAGGTCTAGACGAAAACCAGCGGTTACAAAACGAGTACAATGAAGTTAGAGATAAATTATTAAAAGGTGAGTATAAAACAGTTGTACCAGACTTTAATACAGGTCAGCCACAAGATGTTGCTAACGATGCTTCTAAGTTTGTTAAAGATAAAAGTCTTATAAACTCTAATGTACCTGTGTCAGTTATTGAAAAAAATGCTTTAGAAACATCAAGAGCAGCAATTGACAGAGGAGACTGGAGTTCTGCACTAACACCTTACTGGAAAAACGTATCTAATAAAATCGGTGATACAAACCCTGCTGATTTTTTACTTAACAGATTAAAAGCTACAGGCGGTATAAAAGATGGAGAGGTCGTTGATAAAGGTATTTACGACTTAGATAAAGAAGATTATTATGAGTTACATCGAAACAGTAATGCTCATAGCAGTATTAAAGTGTTTTATGGTGGAACAAATAAAGAAGGTAAAAGTAATGGTGAAATAATGTTAAACAGTCTTAGAGTTAAAGATAAAGATGGAGAGTTTATTTCTGATGGTTATTATACTTTTACTTACGGAAAACGAAGTAAAGCTATGATGAATGGTGATACTTTAACACTTAGAGAACATATTAACCAAAAATCAGATAATGTAGGTAGATATAAAATACCTTACACAATTTTAAAACAATTATCTACATACGGACCAGACGGTGAACCTATTCTTGGTTCGATAATGGACAAACCTTTTAATGAAGATAGTCAAAGTATTGTAGCTTCTCTTGCTTGGCATATGCAACTAGAAAAAATGAACGCCACTCGTGGTGTTGCTTTTAGTGATGACCAGAAAGAGATATTATTTCCATATACTCACAGTACTTTAACTATAGACGAACAGAATATTTTAAATGAGTTTATGCCTAACTTAGCAGAAGCTCCATACTTTCTTAAACCTAATACAATTATGGCTGATGTAATGTCAACTATTGTGAGTCCAAACGAGGCTGCACAGAATAAAGAGTATGAGGATAAGATACCTTTTGACAAGTTTATGGAGTTTACAAAAAGTAAAGGCTTAGGCACAAACATTTTAAACTTTAATCAACTTACCAGAACAGACCAAAAAGAATTATTAAAATTCGTAAAATTAAAAACAAAGAAATCTGATTTTGGATTTAGTCTTATACCAATAGACACACCCCAAGAGAAGAAACCTTACCAAAAACGTACTAGAAGATAATGAGTGAAAAGTATAGTATTGAGTTTGACGACAACGACTTAGATTATCTGGAAAAACAAGCGTTAGGTGCGGCAGACGAATACAACAAACGTAAAGCAGCAGAACAACAGACAAACCAAGCAGAACAGCAAGTCGAGCAGCAAGCTGCCGATGAAGTGTTTGATCCTCGTAATGCTGATACATGGGGAGCTAAGGCTTTCATTAAAGAAGGACAATCTATCCTATCTGGTGGATTGCAAGATACCGCTTCCTCATTAGCTACATTCCCAGAGCGTACAGTAGATGCGTTATCTGGTGAGATGCAGAGACAAAAACTAGATACAGGGGAATACAGACCAGACTGGACCCCCTTTGATTCTTATGATAACCCAATCGAAACTAAAACATGGTGGGGTAAACAACTAAGAGGACTAATACACTTTGGTTCTATGGCAGCTGGTACAATATTAGCAGCAAAAGGTGCGGTAGCTACAGGTTTAGTTACAATACCAGCTGGTTTAACAGCCTTAGCTGGTAGTACTGTTGCTAGAGGTGCAGCTGTTGGAGCTGTGTCTGATCTTATATCTAAAGAATCAGATGAGCAAAACGCATTAGGTGCATTACGTGACCGATATGGTTGGGTTGATACACCTATAAGTACTAAAGATACAGACCATCCTGTTATGATGAAAGTAAAAAACATCGTAGAAGGTATGGGTATTGGTTTAATATTTGATGGTATAGCTTATACTCTTAAAAAAGGTAGTAAAGAAGCTATGACACAAATAACTAAACGTAACAAAAGTATAAAAGATCAGACTGTACAGGCTGGTGTAGCACAGCTACGCAAAGGTGAAGCTGAGTTCAGAGCTGATAAAAACGCAGGGTTAGGGCAGCCACATCAGGGTGCTCATACATCAGAAGTAGATCCAGAACTTGCACGTGAGCAGTTATCTAAAACACGTAAGGATTGGGGATCTGAAGAAGGATCAACAGGTTCTGTTACTACACCTGTAGAACGTGAACGTATTGCTTTAGAAGGTGATACAGACGAAGAAACTGTAGAACGTATATTTCGTGGATTAGTTAGCAGTACAAAGTTTGCAAAAGAACTAGAAGCTGCTAAAGGATCTAGAACTACATTAGTTTCAAAATGGAAAGAAGCTATTGACGGACATCAACAGATTACACAAGGTAGAAATGCCGCAGACCTATCAGCTAACGAGTATTTAAAAGAATTACTAGAAGCTAATCCTGATGTTGTAGATGGTGTCGAAATATGGACATCTAAAAACGTAGTTGTAGCTGACCTAGTTGTCGGTACATTACTTAAACAGCTACGAGATACAGGTATTGCTGGTAGAGAAATAGCTGATTTAGTTGATCTACAAGATATAGATGGACCAGCTAAACAGATAGTTGACACTATGTTGACAGCTTTATACGAAACTAAGAAAGCAAGATTTGTAAAGTCTGATTCATTCAGAGCATTAGGTGCTGGTAAAAAAAGTAAAGTAACTGTAGAAGAAGCCATAAGTAAAGAAATGGTAGACGCTAGAGAATCTATTATGTCAGTACTAAAAATAGCAAAAGAAGACGATAGTGATGAACTACTCAACGCATTGTTTGAAGCTTTTTCTATGATGGATAATGTTAACTCATTAGACGACTTTGATAGATGGGCTCGTACAATATTAATTGGTGGTAAATTAACTGAAGGTGGACCTGATCGTACAGGTATCATGATAAGAGAACTAGAAGGAGTTATGACTCATAGTGTATTGTCTGGACCTAAAACTCCAGTTCGAGCAATTATGGGTACATCTGCTGCAACATTTCTTAGACCTTTAGCTACGGCTATAGGTTATACAATTAAGGCTCCATTTACTGGAGAAGTTGCTGCAATGAGAGCTAGCTTATCTACTGTTAATGCTATGATAGAAGCTGTGCCTGAGTCATTACAACTATTTAAAACTAAACTAAATGCTTACTGGAAAGGTGATATAAGAACTATTAAAACACGTTTTTCTGAGTTTTCTCAGGGTGATGATAATTGGGAAATATTACGTCGTTGGGCAGAAGATAGTGGTAGAGCTAACCCCGGAGAAGTAGCTGCATTTCGTGTAGCTAACTTAGCAAGGCAAGCTAACAATACTAATATGTTAACTTACTCTACTAAAATTATGGCTGCGACTGACGACGCTTTTGCGTATATATTAGGTCGTGCTAAGATGCGTGAAAAAGCAATGCGTAATGTTTTAGAGTTACAAAACAATGGTATACAGACTCCTGTAATTACTAAAGAGTTAATGAAAGCATACGAAGATGATTTTTATAGTCAGGTGTTTGACTCTGCTGGTAATATACTAGACGAAGCTACTCAGTTTGCACGTAAAGAGGTTACTCTTACTCAAGACCTTACTGGTTTTGCTAAAGGATTAAACGATGTATTTTCTGCTACACCACTAGCTAAACCATTCTTTTTGTTTGCTAGAACTGGTGTAAACGGTCTTACACTAACAGGTAAGTATACCCCGGGTTTTAACTTTCTTGTAAGAGAATTTAACGATATAGCATTTGCTAATCCAGAAAATCTAGCTAGTGTTAATAAGTATGGTATATTTACCGTAGAAGAATTAGCTAACGCTAGAGCTTTACAAACAGGTAGATTGGCTATCGGTGCTGCTGTTACATTTACAGCTGTACAAGCTTGGATGCGTGGTGACTTACATGGTAACGGACCAGTTGACAGGCAAAAACGTCAGATGTGGCTTGACAGTAGATGGGAACCTAGAACAATTAAACTAGGTGATGTACGTGTAGGGTATGATAACTTTGAACCATTTAACCTTATTATGTCTACAATAGCTGATATAGGTGATGCAAGTGAACTAATGGGTGAAGAGTGGACAGAAAATGAACTAGGTAAAATATCATTAGTCGTAGCTCAAGCAGTTACAAGTAAATCTTACTTAGCTGGTATACAGTCATTTGTAGATTTATTTGGTGGTAGACGTGGACAAATAGGACGTATTAGTG